CTATGTATGCAGTTGCTTACACAGAAATGACAGGAATGCAGCCAAAACAGTTAATAGTCTTAATGGCTATTGATGATGAGGATCCCAGAGTTTTTGTTCAAAAGACAGTTGATTGGATACCGATTGCAGATAAAGAACGTCGGTATTTCCGTCACCGTAAAGGATTTTAAGGAGAGGCTTATAAGTTAAACGTAGTAAAAACTCCCACACACTATCAACAGGCAAAACAAGTCGACCGATAATAGGGAAATACTGTATCTGTTTTGGGTATGGTATCACTGAAAATAGGAGAACTTCAATATGCGAATAATCATTATATTGATGTTATTACTATCGGCCTCCACCGAATTAACAGGAAACGAAATGGTGGAACCGATAAAGCAAACGAATCAATCTGTGCCTAAAAAGCATTTATCTAATAAGCTAAAATATTTTACTAGTAGTGATATCCAATGCACTGCAGAAACCATTTACTCTGAAGCCAGAGGAGAACATAAAATTGGTCAACATGCAGTAGGTTACACTATAGTCAATAGGTCAACCAAGATACTTCATAAAAGGCCATGCTCTATTGTTCATCAACAATATACACAAAAAAGAATTCCTAAAAAGGAACAATCCTTATTTCTATCAGTAGCAGAAAATGTTCTAGAAGGCAAGGTTCCAAATCCAATAGGTAACTTTGATTCATTTGACTCATTCAAAAATAAACGTCATCCAAAAGGTAGTATTCAAATAGGTGGCCATTGGTTCTACAAAGCTATAAAAACCTAACCTATCTAATCTACTAAGTCTTCTTCGGAAGACTTTTTTTTCATCTGATTCTGGAATATGCTAAACTAACAGAACCGTGTGTTTTTCGCTATTTTTATAATAATAGAATCAATAACTTAGGGACTAGTTTTTCATGATTTTCTTGAAGATGATAGAATATATGTCTTATTTTTAAAAAAGCTTGTCTGGTTGACCCAGCCGGAATTATGTTATTACCAATCAATACTTTGCGTAATTATTACTAAAAATATTAATTTATGAAATTAATTGCTTTATTAATGTTTACTTTTGACCGGAAATGATGTATAATTTGTTAACTGGTTTTATCAATACTAGTTAATGTTATATAGAATGTCTTAAATTAATAAAGGAATTTTTAATGTCTACAAACAAAATGTTTTCTCAAATCAATCAATCATTAAATGGCAATAGAGATCACCAAGCATTTTTTCTCTTGATGGACGATATAGAAAACGATACAATTAGACCATGTATTGAATGGATTATAGATTCTAATTTTTCTGAAGAACCAGCTGAAATGCTTAATTTAATGATTTGTTCATCAGGTGGTGATCTAAATGCTGGCTTTGCATTAATTGATGTAATTAGAGGATCTCATATTCCAGTAAGAACTATTGGTATTGGACAAATTGCTTCTGCTGGTTTAATGATTTTTATGTCAGGAATGAAAGGTCATAGAATTCTTACTCCTAATACTGCAATTCTTTCTCACCAATATTCATGGGGTTCAGTAGGGAAACAACATGAATTATTAGCAGCAACAAAGGCATTTGATTTGACTAGTACTATGCTTATGAATCATTATAAGAAGTTCTCAAATTTAGAAGAAGAGCAAATCAATAAAATCTTGTTGCCTCCTCATGATGTCTGGTTAAGTCCTTATGAAGCTTTAGAATATGGTTTAGCAGATGAAGTTAAAGAACTAAATTAATGTTTACAAATCTAGAATGAATGTTATAATAGATTCTTAATCACTTAGGGGTCTATTATGAAAACCAATCTTTCTGTTTTATATGGGTTAAAAGAAAAATTCCAATTGCAAAAAGCTTTATCTGAATTGCAATTGGAATTGAATTATATTAACGAATGGTTCAATTCTTATAATCAAAAATATTCTAATAGTGTTATGACTAAGGCAGGTTATGATGATCCTATAAGAAAACCATATAATGAAATGTTTGACAGATATGAGAAAACTGTTGAGCAATTTAGACTAGCAAAATATTATTTGGAGATATTATGAATACTGCCACATCTAACGAGTTTAGTCTTTTTATTGAGAAACTTTCAACTGAAAAACGTTTAACAAAACTTGATGCGATACTTGAATATTGTAATGAAAACTTTATTGACCCTGATGATGTTGTTCCTCATATTAGTAAATCATTAAAGGATAAAATTGAAATGGAACTTCAACATGAAGGAAAACTACCAAAATCTTCTACTATGTCTATTCTATAGGGTTTATAATGAATGGGTATTCTTTATTCAAATTTGATAAAGCGACAAAACTTCATTTTACTAATGAAAAATATAATGTGTTTGAATATAAGGGAAGTGTTAGAGGATTAACGTTTGAAAAATTTTTAGAAAAAAGAGATTATAACGTCTATAATGCAGTAGCAAGAAAGTTTGAATCTGAAAAAGAAGCAATACAATTTCTAGTTGCAAATTACGCATATAGAAATGATAATCCAATTCATAATATTGCAATGGCTGAAAGAAATATTTCAATATGGAATAAAAGAAAACAAAGCATCAGTCATTTATTCAAAGAAGATATTGATGTCATTAGTCTGCATTTGGAAAAGAAAGGATTAGTAAAATCTGATCTATTTGAAACTAATGGAGATGTTCCAGAATTATTTAAACTGTTTATTGGAGGAAAGATATCAGTAGAAACTATGCACATTTTGAATGAAATGAATGATTATATTACAGAATGGGAACCTATCCATTCTGTAGTCTGGAAAAAAGAATTCTTGGTTATTAAAAAATTAAAGAAATTCGTAAAATTTGATATTGATAAATTAAAGGAGATTTATAATGATTTTTAATGTGTACAAATCGACAAATTTAGTGTATAATATATAAGTTGGTAGTCACTAAGACTATTAATAAACATACTTCGCAAATACTAATATAGGAAATAAAATGGATATCGCTGCTTTAAGAAAAACACGTAACAACAACTTTGCAAAAATTACTTCAGAATTTGAAAAAATTGTTAATCCACCATCAACTGGTTTTGCTGATGATACTCGGTATTGGAAACTTGAAAAAGACAAAGCAGGAAATGCTTCAGCAATTATCAGATTCCTTCCAACTCTTGAAGGTGATGAACTTCCATGGGTAAGAATCTTCAATCATGGCTTTCAAGGCCCTACTGGAAAATGGTATATTGAAAATTCTCTTTCTACTTTTAATGAAAATGATCCAGTAGGTGAATTAAATTCTAAATTGTGGAATTCTGGTAATGATGCCGACAAAAAGATTGCACAAGTAAGAAAACGTAGATTGCAATATACTTCAAACATTCTAGTCATTAGTGATCCCAAACATCCTGAAAACGAAGGCAAAGTATTTCTTTACAAATACGGTAAAAAAATCTTTGACATGTTAATGGATAAAGCTAGACCAACATTCGAAGACGAAACACCTGTAAATGTGTTTGATTTATGGGAAGGTGCAAACTTTAGATTACGTATGCGTCAAGTTGATGGCTGGCCTTCTTATGATAAGTCTGAATTCGAATCTCCATCTGAATTATTTGGTGGTGATGAAGACAAAATCTTATCAGTAGTTAATAGCCAATACAAATTAAGTGAATTACTTGACAGAAAATACTTCAAATCTTATGAAGAATTATCGCGCAAATTGAATTCAGTACTAAACACTGAAGGAGAATCTGCTATTAGTGCTTCTCAATTGGCAAATAAAACTGTTGAAGCTCCTACATTCAAATCTGAACCAGCTCCAGTATTTGAATCAAAACCTGTTCCTGCTGCAACGGCAGATGATGACGACATCATGTCATATTTCCAAAGTATTGCCGACGAGGATTAATTCCTAGGTATAAAAGAAAGGGGCTTAACGGCCCCCTTTTAGTGTCTAATAGAATTGTCTACTAGCAAATAATTTGCTGACAGTCGAATCATTGTTTCTTGGATCAAACTTAGTAGGTGCTGATTTTGTTTGAGTAGAAACATTATTATTAGTTGGAGCTGATATGTTGTTTACCACCGTAGATGAACCACCAGCGCTTTGAGCAACATCAGCGGATTTATCATAAACTACATTAGCAACATTTGGTTGATTTGCTTCTGGTTTTATTTCTTCTGGTTTAACCTCTTGGGATGCGCCTTCAGGTGAAATATTAGCCTTATTATCAATACCTTCTAATAACTTTCCGGCATCAGGTTGACCTGTTTCTGGTTTAACATTCATTCCTACTAATTTTTGAAGTTCTAATACAACTTTATCTTTAATTTCTGTTAATCTATTGCCAGCTTCTGGATCGTCTTCCGGTTTAATACCGTACACATCTTCATAAACTTCTTTAGCAGTCAATGCTGCAGTTGCTGGAATAGCAGTAAGTGCTGAACCCATTCCACTAGCAGCTTCTAATCCGGCTCCAATAACATCACCTTCTGATAATGCTGCTAATGCTCCTCCTGCACCTAATAATAATCCAATGCCAGGAATAGATTTTGCTGTTGCTTTTAACGCGGCTTTTGGTAATCGTTTAGCAATTGATTCTGATATTTTAGAACCTACATCACCTGCAGCGGTTACACCCGGAACCTTATTGAATGTGTTTTTAACGCGTTCAAAAAATCCAACTTTCTTTGGAGTTTCTGGTGTAGTTGGTTTAGGTCTTGAATCACCTGGTTTAATATCTCCAGTAGTATCTGGTTTTATTTCTGGAGTGTTTGGAATAATATCAATAACATCCATTGCCTCTGCGGCACCGACTCCAGCAGCCGCAGCTCCTAATCCAAATACACCTTTACCAGCACGACGCTTTCTACTATTATTTCTAGTTGGTTTTGGTCTATCTTTTTTATCGCGTTTATTATCTAATACATCTTTAAGTTTATCTTCAGCAGCATCTTTAAGAGTATCCAATGGACTCTTATTTTCATCAGCTTTCTTTGCAATCTCTTCAGTACGCTTTTTGAGTTCTTCTAGAATCAATTGTTGAACTTTGAAAGTATCGTCAAGAATCTTATTCTGCTTGTTCATCAATTCTAGTTGACTATCTTGGTATGTATTAGTCGTTCTTTGGGTTTCAAGTTTGTCTTCCATTGAAACGTCGCTATGAGTCATTGGTTCGATTGAATCGGATAACTTAGTTATAACATCACGCAACGAATCCACAATTGAAGAAAATTCTTTAGTAATTTCAGAATCCATTTTAGGAGGTTCTGGAATAGCAGGTTGTACTAATGGTGTCTGATTATCCAATACCGGTTCTGCAGGTAGTACAGGTGGTTTCTTCATTGAACCTTTACCAACACCAAAGAAATCTGCATCCTTTTCTCTATCAGTCTTTTCAGGATTCTTTATCTTGTATCGTTCATCGACTTGAGATAATCCTTTGCCAACTTCAACTTTTTCTTTTAAGTATTCCTGTGCCTTTTGACTTCCACCTTTAAGGAATTCTTCTTTTGAAAGATTTCCTCTAGCTTCATTCATACGTCTTTCATTCTTATTATTCCTATATAGTAATGCTTGTTGATCTTTGTATTGTTGTTTAAGCACTTTTTCGGAACGGGTACTACCAAGACCTTTCTGAGTCTTAATGAATTCTTCACGATTTCTAGCATTGGCTGAAAAAGATGTTGATATACCTCTAGCCATTCCTTTAAGAGTACTACCAACTCCAATTTTACCAGTATCTCTATTACGGAAAGAATCTTTAATATCACCAAACATTTCTTTAACTGCATCCATACGAGTAGCAAAGGTATGGAATGCTGGATCCTGTTGAGCCTTATCAGCAACTTCAACTCGAGCACTATCGAGAATGGCCTCCCTGACCTTTCTTAGTTCGTATATCGATTTAGTTTCAGTTGATTTGGAGCGTTCCTCTTGTTTAGCAACATCATCCTTTCTTTCAAGTTCAGCACTCTTATTAGACGATACTGTCAACTTGGTAAACTTATCCAGTTTGCTAGACATATCGTTCATGTCTTGAGCAAGACCTTGTAATTCTAAATTACTTTTGGTTTCTATTTCTACCAATTCTTCAAATAGTTTCTTGTGTTCTATAAGTTCGTCTATTACTTTACGCATGATTCATCCATGGTTAATGATTTGCTTTCTGTTCTTTCTGTTCTTCCAAGTATTCAACCAACATAGCAATATAAATTTCCCTCTCGAATGGTATCATATTCTCAATATCCTCTAAAGAATATTTGTGATACTGCATTAAGGCAAAGTTCATTTTATAGAAATTTGCCAACGAATCATGCGAAAGGGCAACTAAAAAAAAGTTTCTATACCTTCAATGTACTTGTTGTGTTCCTTCATACAAACTGGGCATCTGTATTTTACGTCTTGTCTTAATCTTGGCATTGTTTCATAAAACTTTACAATACTGGCAAATTGGTCCGATGTTAAATTATCAAGGAATTCAGTTAAATCTTCTCTTGTTTGTTCTTTGGCATAATATGTTTCATTACCTTGATAGATGTAATCAATAGAATCTATAATAAGATTGAAAATGCCACCAATGTCATCTGGGTCCAATTGGTCAAATGCAGTAATGTTATCAAGATTAGGATACTTTAAAACCATTCCAGTCTCATCGTACAGTTTAATCTTTTTATTATGTTCAGGATTTTTAGTAACTTCCATCTTGGTCAAATCAAAGTTAATTTTTACCTTTGCTTTATCATCAATACATGTATCACATGAGAAAATAAGATCAACCATTTCTCCTACTGACTTAGCACGAATCTGAAGTAACAGATATTGCAAGTCAAATATTGCTAAAGAATCGATATCGACTTTATCCATAATACAACTTCTAGCAACTTCCTTTAAAGTATCAACCATTACTTTTTGATCTTCACTTTGCTGCGCCATAAGAAGTGCTTTGTGTTCCTTGATAAGAAAAGGTTTGAACTTTATCTTTTGGTCAGTTGATGGTATAGTTGTATTATAAACTGTAGTTACTTGTTTAGGTAATGCCATAATTAGTCGCCTTTATTCATTTTGTCTATAAGTTTCGAGAGTTCTGCAGTTGAACCAACAAATATAGAATTGTTAGTCACATTGGTTGCTTTTTGTTCTGGTTCTTTTGTTACTAATCTTTGTTTCTTTGTATGAACGTCAAGTAACTGATGGTTTATGTCAGCAAGTTGTTTGATAAGATTACCAACAACTTCAAATGCTCTTGGGTGCTCGGATTGTTTAGCAATCTCAAGAGCAGCATCAAGGGCATCCTGTCCACTTTGAAGTAGTCCATATAAATTACCTCGGGTTTGTTCACAATCATAATCGACGGCATTGTCCTTTGGAGGAACTACTACTCCTTGTCTAGTAATCAAGTCACCATCCATCGGAGTCAAATCGAAGACATCATTTAATTTTTTATCAATGTTCATAATGTTTTATTGGAATTGTGACTGAAATGTAGCTGGATTAACAATATAATCGGACTGTTGGAAACTTAAAGAATTATAAAATCCACCTAAAAGATTTGATGAGGTCTTATCACCTATCTTTTGTTTCAAGAAATTACTAATCTTAGTATTATCCGCTGATTCAATTACATCATTAGTCTCGTAATTGAAAACTGTATAATATCTATATTGCATTGAAACTGATAATTTC